CAAGATATATAGTTGAATTAATCGGTAGTTTTGGAATTAGTGTTTCGGTAAAAGTATCTAAAGTGAAAACGGTGTTATTCGCAGTGACTTCCGTGACAGTTAAAGTTTCAGTTCCTTCATTTGAAACTGTGGTATGTTTTCTTGCTTTTGCTCCGAGGTTCTTTTCACCAAAAGCAACATTTAATATTTTTGCAATCTTAGTCATGCAACGCCTCCAGTTCCATTGCCAGTAACATCATCCGAAACAAGGTATGTTGCCTTAACATTTGTTGACACATCGGCATTCGCTGTAATTTCAGATATTATGCCGTCACATATTTCTTTCCAGATAACTATAACCTCTGCTTTTTTATCAGATGTTATTATCCCCGCACTTATCATTTTATCAGCAATACCTGTTGCCATTCTGGTTTTATCTAGTGCCATTTTTATACCCTTCCCATTGCATCAAATTTGCCTTTTAAAGTTCCTGCGTTTCCTGCCATTGTTCCAAATAGCCCTGCACTTGAAAGACTACTAGCTCCAAGTGCTGTCGGTACTGTTGTGCTTGCTAAATTGGTAGCTGTATCTTGTATGTATCCTAAAGCCTCTGAAATAAGTGCAATCATTTCACTTGTAGTTCCTTTTATTTCTATCTTGCCATCTTTATGTAAAACAACTGACATCTTACCATTAGAAGTAGCAAGACCTACATCGCCTTTTTCAAGTGTCGGGCGGTTGTCAGGATCATAAGGAATTGCAACGAGATTATCTTCATCGCCATTTATCTGTAAAATCAAGCAGGGTATTTTATTATCTGGATATGAGTACAAACCAAAAGGAGAAAAGAAAACTGCTTCATAATCTTTACCTGAATAACTTACTTCGCAAGTGTGCTGATCTTCATTTATAGACTTCAAAAGCCCTGTTTTTATGATGTTTCTTTTCTTCATTTGTTTAAGTAGCTGTTAATATCTAAACGTTTCTGTTCTTTCTGCGCTATGCTTGCTTCGACTGAATATGCGTCTGGGTAAGTCATAACCATTTCTGTTGTTTCACCGTCATTTTCTGATACTCTCATTGAAAAGGATTTAATCATCAACACACCTTTCACGTCATTTTTTTCATCGTTTATTCTCGCTCCTTTGGCTATATCGAAAACTGTTCCATCCTGAGAGTGTCCTTCTGCGGTAGCGGTATAGGAAAAACTTCTTGATCTTCTTACGTTTGCTTCTTCTTTTGCTCTTGCTTCGCACTCTTCCTGTGTCATGCTTTGCTCAGAAATAAATTCATAATATCGACTGTTTCTTATTTCATCATCAGTTGCTATGCCGACCCTATTATAATCACCTGAATCACCGCTTGCGTTCTTAAAATTTATCTGACTTTTACAAGCGTAAGTATGATATCTATCTGTAAGGTTCATTTGTCCGTTTGAATTTAAGATATTCTTTTTTACTCCACTATTTTCAAAATTAAAATTAGCTCCGAGCAATCCGTTAAGTTTGTAAAGTTTAATATTTCCCTGACCGTTCGAATTTATAAATACCTGCCTTTTTCTTGCATAGCTGGATATAAACTCAAAAGCGTTTGCTCCTGCCTCTCCTGCTATCTTTTCAGTTTTATCGAAGGGTAATACTGTTCCTGCTAAGTTTTGGACTGTGAGCGTCATATTTAGAGCTTTAACAACTTCATTTATAAGGGTTAATAGTGATGTTCCTGTTTTGAACCTTTTACAACTATCAGGTAAACTTGAATCAACTAAATCTGCAAGATAATCCCTTGCTGTAAAACTCTGCGTAAGGTCTTCACTCCCTGTTCCTGAGTCTGCGTTGTCAATTCTGCCTGTGAACATTGTAGTGCCGTCAACAACAGCTGAAATAATATCATTTGCCTTTACATCTATTTTTTTCTTTGAAACGCTGAATGACAAACTTCCGCAAGCGTTATCTATATCTCTGGATAATTCAAGATCAACGAATTTAGTATATGATTTTCCATTTACTTTTAATTCAATCATTGTTTCTCCAAGACAACCACGTCCTTTCCGTCCAAGATATGCTTTCCGTCATTCATTCCCTTAATAACTTCGGATCTGAGTTCAATTTCAGCCCTTGTTTCCTCGCCGTAAAGAAGATGAGATAATACGTTTACAGGCATATTGTTCACTGATATTTCCGACCTGTAGAAAACCTCATCCTGTTTGTTCCTCAAAAAAAGCATTGCAACATCTTTAAGGTCAAGCAATTTTTTCATATATGCTTGGTTTTTGCACAGAATACTATTTTCATATTGAGTTACGCTATCAAATAATGTCTGTAAATCGGTCTGATAATATGCAAGTTCATCAAAAGTAAGAACATCGAGATTGTAAACATCGTTAAATAGGCACTGCATAGCTCCAAGCCTTGTAGTCTCAACTGAAATAACCCTGTTTTTATTTCTCTCATCCCATTCAGCGGTCATGTTCGATTCCCATACTGGAATACTGAAGTTTTTATCAGTGTAAAATTCAGCACTGGTTATCGTAGATGCAATTTGTGTCAGTCTATTTGGAAGGTCACGACCCCAGTCGACCATATCTTTTGCTTTCTGATATGAAGACCCTATTCCTGTAAGTGAAGCAAGCACTGCGAACGGGCCGTCTGAAACCATTAATTCTGCATAGGCTTCCGCTTCCGAAACGACACTTTCAACTAGAGCAACGTTCTTTTCTATCTGTCTTACTGCGCTATTTATATCGCTCATGGCACTTTTAGCCGATTCGAGAGCACTCTTAGCGTCACTAACCGCTGAAAGATTATTGCCGTTACTTGTCGGTGGAGTCCAAAGCTCTGCAAGTGCATCTTCAAGTGAATCGTTTGCGTCAAGATAAGCATTGTAAACATCTTGGTCAGTGGCAGTTTCATCCACAGAAGCACCGCCCATTTTCTCTATCTCAAACGTGACATCAAAATTTATTACACCGACCATTCCTTCTGAAGAGGTTTTTCTGTATGTATGAGCGTATGCTTTTAATATCCCGAAATTAGGTAGTATTAAATCGCCGATTTCGCCATCTGTTAAAAGCTCGGTAAATTTCTTTGCATCAACTATAAAATTCTTTCCATATATTGTACATGGAACAGTAAAACTCTGGGGTATTCCGCCCATATCCTGTATGCTTTGTTCATCAGAATTGGGATATCGTTTTATTACTAACGACCTGCCGCCAGTTTCAGTTTCACTTTTACAGCCAAACTTAATACCCTTATATTCAGCTCTGAGTAGTTTTAACGATCTCTTTGTCATTGTACCTGAAACCCCAAGTTGCCGTTAGGTTTATTACTTGTCATTTTAGCTTTTCCTGCTCCCGTTACCTTTATTTCAAGAACTCCGCCTACATCATTTGAAACGTTTACATCAACAGCTCTTGAAGTGCTGGCGGTTGAATCTCCAACAGGTCTTGATTGTCCTTGTCCTGCATCAAAATAATCTGCTGAACGTCCATTGCCTATAATTTTCTGAGCAACTTCTATGTCTGGAAGGTCAACACCTAAAAATTCAAGAAATGATCTTGCCTTTCCTTCAACAAGATCAAAAGCTCTGCCTATTTTATCTATAAATTCCATTATGTCTTGCCCCATATATGTTAGACCCTCGTCAAATCTTTTCCAGTAATTATCCCAAGCGGGGCCGTATTCAGTTACTAGATATTGTCTGATAACTTCTAAGTCGTTTTTATAGCCTTTTGTTACCGACCTTACTTTATCCCAATGTTTCACGGCTAATTTTGCTATAATTATTATCGGTATTAAAGCAGGGAAAACTATTATCCCTATTAACGTTATAAGTCCTTTCCATTTATTCCATTTTTTAACAATCCAATCAACAGCGTTGCCAATAGAAACCTTAACGGCATCCCAATGTTTCACCAACTGATAAATAGCAACTCCAACGGCAATAACAGCTAAAACAATCCAAGTAATAGGGTTGGCTAAAAGTGCCAGTGTAGAAGCCCAGACAGAAGCCGTAAACGCTGTAAATGAAAGTGTTGAAAGCCCTAAAGCTCCGGCAACTGCAATAAAGCCTGTTGTTAAAGCTCCGATTCCTGCTATAACTGCCCCTGATACGAACCCTATAGCTCCAAGAATTGTCAACAGAATCCCTGCAACCATTGTGACTGACAACAATACTGTTGCTAGTGTTTTGTTTTCTTCCATAAATTTTGACATTTTATCAATAGCAGGATCAAGAGCTTTTGCAACTCTACCCACCACCTTCAAAAACGGCAGAAAGACTTTCTTAAAAGTGTTGCCTAACTTGTTCAATGACTTTGTAACCTTAAAAGCATCCGAACCTGCAAACTCTTCAAAAGCTTGCTTGCCTGCTCCTGCTTTTACTTTAAGGTCGTCCATAGCTCCTGCAAAATGTTTCGCCCCTACGCCAGAAAGAAACATAGCGTATTCTGCCGCTTCTTTAGAGTTGAACAAATCTTTCACTGGAACTTTCGCTTTTGTTGCCGCATCAGCTATCATCTGCATTGCTTGTTGAACTGTTCCGCCTTCTTTTTTAAACTCAATAAATGATTTTCCTGCAACTGCTCTAAACACCTTATCAACTTTACCGCCAGTTGTAGACAACTCATCGAAAGCTCTCGATATTCTACTCATTGCTATTCTTGTTGGTGCTCCCTGTTTTGTTATCGTGACAAGCGAACCCATAACTTCATCAAAAGAAATTCCTAATTTTGAAGCAACAGGAACAGCTTGGAAAAGAAACTGAGATATTTCTGGAATAGTTGTTTTTCCTGCTTTCATAGCAGTAAACATAGAATCAACAATCTCTGTAGTTGATATGGTTTCCTTGCCGTAAGCGTTTAAAACTGAAGTGATACCATCAACAGCTTCGGTTATAGTTGAAACACCCCCAACGGCGGATTGTGCTGACGTACTAAGGAATGTTTCGAGTGCCTTCTTTGTTGGCTCCACACCTGCTGATATTGCCTGATACATTCCTTCTAAAACATCAGTCGTTGCGATTCCGTATTTATTAGAAATGGTAAAAGCCAAATCTCCAAATTGTTTCTCAACTTTTTTCAGCCCCATTTTCGGGACTAGCGTGGCAATTTCGGCAATTTTTTTATTGAACTCGTGAGCTTTCTTTAAACCTAGAGTAAGAGGAGCCACAATACTAGCCCCCCCTACCATCATACTTTTTCCTGCGTCTTTCATTCTTTTACCGACACGCTTAAAACTTTCAGCCATCTTTCTTCCGTTCTTAACTACAGACTTAGACAGACTATCGTTTGCTTTCTTTATCTTCTTCAATACTGGGGTCATTTTATCCCTTAACTGGTATAGATATGAAGCGGTAAAAGCCATTAATCTTTCTCCTTTTGTAACTTTGCAATTACTGAGTCGGTGAGGCTGTACTCATAATACGGCATATCGCAATAGTCGTTTATTGTTCCAGCCCCCAGTGCCATTACTATTCTTGCTCCTCGCTCGATGTAGTCTTCCTTTGTCCAATCGAGCTTAAACCGAAAAAACAGTAGTATAGGCAAATTACGAATACCTGATCGTTTATTCCCATGTCCTTAAATATTTCAGGAGTTACATGAGTTCCACGCTCATCAACAACTTTGAGCAAGCACTTCGTTTCGTTTGACTGTCTTTTTCTTGTAAGAAGCTCCTTTCCTGATTTCAAAAAGCTCTTGATGTTTCCGCTCATAAGAATTATCTGACTTGTACCCTGAACATCTTTGATTATTTCAGAGTTGTTTATTTCTTTTCTCTCATGGAACGGGACAACCTCTTCGCCTACAGCCTCTTCTTCCTCTTCTTTTCCCTTTTTGCTCATTGCTTCATCACCGAAGATTGCTCTAACTGACGAACCTTGAGCTTTCTGGATAATTGCTGACAACTCTATACATTCAACTGAGGAATCCTTTACGGGTTCATGGAGGACAAGCTCCTTTGCCATATCCGTCTGACCTTTGTTCATATACTCAATTTCTTTCTCAAGCATATAGTAAATTTTTCCACTTCCGACCTCTGTTCTAATCATTGCACCTACCTCCTAATTATTTACTGAGCACCTTCCATTGGATCACCCTGAAATTCGAGTGAAGTTTTGCCATCACTACCTACTGACCTTTCAATTGAATTTGCAAGACTCATTCCTGTGAAGGTTCTTTTTACAATCTGTGAGCTTATCTTTTCAAGGAAACTAACACCATTCTCCGCAATAGCCTGTTTCATTTCCCTGATTTTAGCATCAAGATCATCAGTCGTTGGAACATCAAACTTTACCATTCCAATTGCTGTGGTGATGTCTTCACCGTGTACTGTCGTTGATTTCCCGCCACCTATCGAAATGGCCTCAACCTTAATTTCTCCCTCTCCTGCGTTATAAACAAGAGTGTTAGGGATAATACCCCAAGTCTCATTATTTATTCTGACCGCAGGAACTGTCATTCTTTTTTTAGCCATCTTTAGTTCCTCCTAAAGTGAAAATACCTGTGTAATAGGCATTGTTATTGTTCCTATCTGTGTTACAAGGACTATGCTTGCTGTCATCGTGAACTGTCTGTTTGCTGTATCTATGACAGTTACAAGTGAGTCAGCGACTTTTTGCGTATCTTCGCCTGTAGAAACAAGTGCCTGCTTTCCAAGATAAGCATAATATTCCATGAACAGACCTTCAAGACTTGCCTGATTCTGAATATTTACATCTGGAATTAAGTTACCGTTTGTTAGTCTGGACTGAGCAAGATCATTTTTAAGTGAATTGAAGATGTATTCTCTGCATACTGAGCCTGTATCAATGTAATTAAGATACTTAAAAGTCACATCAGTCGAGCCTTTTGCATCAGTTTTATAAGGAGTAACGAGTGCTCCCATTATCATTCCTGATTCAGCGTCATTTACATCAATTACAGTGAATCCGATTGTCTGAAGTCCAGTCTTTTCGGTTTCAGTAAACAATATGTTGGCCTGTGTCAATGCTGATTCTGTAAGTGGTGTGTTGAAATAAGGTAAACTTGCTGACTTCATTCCGCCTACCTGGTCGAGATTAGTCGCAAAAACATAATCTGAAATAGGAGCGTTTGCAGTCAATCTAAGTGCTCTGATTGCTACGAACTCTGCAACTCTCCAATCAGCAGGGGTCATAATTGCCGAGCCTTCCTGCAATACGTTAGCCGTTGGAAAGGTAGTCGGTGCAAGTTTGTTTCCTGCAAATACAAGAGCTTTGCTGTTCAAGTCGGTGAAGTCTGAAACAATGTTACTATATGATTCATCGTAACCCATAAATGCAACGCCGTCTTTGATAGCATTAGTTGAATTGAATCTTGCATCAATAGCACTTGCAATAAAGCTAGCTGAACCATAAAGATGTTTAGGGAATACATACCCTGTATATCTTCTTTCTGGAAGGTCTGCAACGGCATAAGTCGCTGTTCCTGTTCCGCCTGAAAATGCTGTGATACCGAGTGTAAGTCCTGCAACTGCTCCGACCACTTTAATAGAGAAATCGTTTCCGATTATACCCTCATCAAGTGCCGTGAACTTCGCATCATTTCCGTCTACTTCCGCACTGACAGGGATAGTGGGGTAAACACTGACAAGCAATGCGGCTACAATAGCGGTTGCAACTTCAGCGGCTGTATCCGCACTTGTTACTGTAACACTTGCTTTGTAGTCTTTATCAACCACATAAACTTCAAGTGAGCCATCTGCTGTTGCGGTTCCTGAAATTGTAACTTTTCCTGTTGCTCCAACTGCTCCGTAACCCTGAGCAATTGCCTGTACGTCCGTTCTGACATATCGGTTTATGTCCAGAATTTTCTTGACTTCCTTTCTCAGGATACTCCGTGCTCCTAAATACGTGTCAAGCTGTGTTTCGGTTAATGTCTGCACGTTTTCTACAATGTTTCCTACAACTGAACTGGTGTCTGCTACCGTACCAACGGCAAGAATGGATCTTCCTGCAATGGCTGAAATAGCTTTACCTGATAGTGTCGCATTAATTGTTGGCTTTCCCATCTCTTACCTCCCTCTTTTGCGAGTTGCCTTTTTAGGCTTTTTATCGCTTGTTTTCTTAACTTTCTTTTCAACCAGTTTTTTAACAACAGGTTTCTTAACTGGTTTTTCAATTATCTTAGTCTCGATTTTATCAGGCTCAGCTCTTTTAATAGGAGTAATCGTAACTATTCCGTTTTCCTCAAATCTAGCTTTCCAGAAAGGGTCTAACGGTACGCCATTATTACCCGTAGCAAGCTG